AAATATAAAGTAATTGGTTCAAGTAATTTAAAAAATCTTAGATATAATAGTGATTTTGATTTAGCGGGTTTTTACAATAATTCAAAACCAACAGTAAAGAAGATAGTTAAGTATTTTCAATATATTTATAAAACATTAGATTCTAAATCATCATATAGTTATATTACAGATTTTAAATGTGGTTTAAATACTGATGGTGAAGCATTGAAATGGACTAAACAAGAAGTATTAAAAAATAAAAAAGAATTAATAGATAAATCATTTATTACATTAGATGAAGCAATACAAGAAAAAAGCACTATTAAAATAGATGTAGTATCATATATTAATAATACATTCATTGAAATAAGTGAAAATTATTATATCAAGATGGGTGATATATCTAATTTTGATATTGATGATATGAAAGAAGAAAATATTTTAAGAAGTATTAGTCAAAGTAAAAAAGAAGAATTAGATGATAATAATTATAATAAAGCATTAAAACGAGAATTTAGCATTGATTTAATTTTAAATAAAAATAAAGTAAAAGGTAGAAAGATGAAACGTTTAGTTGATTTTTTTAATAGTTCCGTAGGAATATTAAATAAAGCAAGGTCTGATTTAGATGTATTAATATTATTATTAGAATTAAATAAACCAGTAAAAATAGAACAATTATTAACTGCTATTGATAATATTAAATTTAATACAAGTTATAATACTATTGAAGATTTTACACCTGAATTTTTGAAACTAGGAAGCATTAAAAATAAAAATAAACTATATGATGGATTAGTTAATCTTAGAGAACAAATATATAAAATTGTTAATAATGAATCTAAAAAGTATTGGATTAGAAATAAATTATAAAAAAATAATCTAAATTATATTATATATGAGTAAGATATTATTAAATCTTGAAGGTAATGGTGAAACAATAGCCAGTATTAAAAAAGATAAAAAGAAAGATGCTATTGTATCACTTGGTGAAGGGTCTAAATTTGGAACTAATGATTTAATTTTAGAAGGTGCAGATGAACATTTTCAATTAATACCAAATATAAAAAAAGAAAGAACGTGCCACGCAATATTTGGACAGGCTGGAAGTGGTAAATCATTTTGGTGTTGTGAATACATCAAAGAATATATAAAAGTTCATCCAAAAAGACCCGTTTATTTATTTACAACAATTACATCAGATATAGGATGTTTGAAGGATATTAAAAAAATTAAAATAGTTGAATTAAATAGTGATTTTGCTCATGATGATATACCAATGGAAGATTTAAAACAATCATTATGTTTATTTGATGATATTGATAATATAAGAGACAAACAATTAAAAAAGAAGTTATTTCAAACATTAAATGATACATTACAGGTAGGGCGTAAATTTGAAATTGATGTTTTAATCACGTTTCACGTGGCAACCGCTGGCAATGATACAAAAATTATTTTAAATGAATGTAATTCAATATCATTTAATTATAAAACTTTTGGTAATAGGGCTTTAAAATATTTATTAGATGCATATTTAGGATTAGATAAAAAACAGATTGAACGTATTAAAAAATTAGAAGGTCGTATGATAACAGTATTGAAGACATATCCAAAATTAGTTTTATCTGAAAAAGAATTATATATATTAGAATAAGTATAAATAATTTTCTATACTTGTCGGGTAAGTCCCTTAAAAGACAAAATATAGGGGAACTTAGGCGACAAAATAAAATGAAATATAATTATTTGATTAATAATTATATTTTATATTTTTAACATAACCCAAAATCCAATCCGAAAGGGTCTGGAAAATCGCAAACTTCATTTTCATCTTTAATTTCATCTACATCAATTAAACATTTATAAACTTCTGTTGTTGGTTTTGGTCTTAAATTTTTAGAATCAATAATTTTATATCCTTTATCAATTTTATATTGGATTAATTCATTAATAGTTGTATAATGTTCTTGAAATACTAAAGCATAAGCGGTATCTTTAGTTTTTCCTACTTTTTCAATATCTGATTTTTTAACTCTTACTTCTACACTTTTAATTTGTAATTTGTAGTTATCTAATATTGAATTAACAAATCCTAGAAATTGTCTATTAGTTTTAATATCTACTTTTGATTTTTTAAATAATACATTTGATAATTTAGGATTAATAAATATTTCATTAGTTTTCATAATTGATTCAATTTTACTTTCAAAATCTTGTCTTGATATATATGTGTTTTCATCAAATAATTTAAAACCTAATTTTTGAATTAAATCATTAATAATTTCTACTTTTTTAATAGTTTCTTTAGTTTGATTATCATTATAATTTTTAACATTTTGAATATCAATTAAATGTTCAATGTGTCTAATAATAAATGGTGAATCATAATGTTTTAATATTTCCTCATTAAATTTATCAATACCTAATGATTTTTTAATAAGAAATTTCTTAATTTGTAATTTTTCGTGTTGTTCTGCTTCGCTTTTCTTTTGTTTATTTAGTAAAACTTGGTATTCATTACCGTCAATATCTTTTACTAAATTTAAATCTTTATCAATATTTGTTTCTTCTTTTGCACTTTTAATATTATCATCTAATTTTTCCCTGATTACTTTTCCGTCTGCATCTTTCTTTTTTGGTGTCATGTTAATAGATACTTTATGACCTTTTTTAGTAAGAATATATTCTAAATAACCTAAATAATAATAATTAATTTTCATCATTAATTCTTCGCATTTATTATAACAAAAATTAATATCATATGTTGTTAGACGTTTAACCATTTTAGAACCTTCAATAGTTTGTTTAATATCAATAATATTCAATGCAATTAAACTTTCTTTTACTTCATGGAATGTATAAATATTACTTTCTTTTAATTTATGATAATCAAGTTGTGAGGCGTAAATTGTAATTGATGAATCTTCAATTTTTCTTACTCTACTTAACATCTGACAAAATGCTCTTTGTGAATTACAACCAGATGAAACAATGCCAAAAATTCTATCAAAATGTTTAATATCAAAATTTACACCTGCTTCAATAGTTGGACTATAAATTAATACATCTAATTTTACCCAATTTTCAAGAACTTTATCTAAATCATTTTTAGTAGAATCTGATGTATCGCCAGTATAAATACCAATTTTTAAAGTTGGGTGTTGTTTAATAATATAATTAAATACTGTATAACATTGTGTTGATGTTTGTGATACAATAACAATTTTTTTATTGAAATTAAGACTATTATTTATTTGTGAGTAAAAATCATTTTCACTATCAATAATTGTGAAGTTTCTTTTATTTTTTTTAATTGGATTAATAATATTAATAGAATCACCAAAACTTTTAATATAGTTAAACCCCCTAAAAGATAAATCACCATCTAAACCAATTAGTTTAGTAGAGTTTTTAATAATTGCTTCAATGAATTCAAAAATATTTTTAGATTCACCTTTAAAAGTGGTTTGGCTTTCAAAATGAAATAATAATGATTCTATTTCATCCATAATTACCAAATCATATTTTGGAATTTCATATTCATCATCTACAAACATAAAATCGGATGGTTTAATTTTATTAATACTTTCTAATTGAATAATTAGTTTATCCGCTTGATGACATTCTGTATTTCTATAATCTTGAAATCCTAATTCACTAAAACAAGACATTAAATCACTGGTTAATGTTTTTCTATAAGATAAGAATAAAACTTTTTTTTGTGGATACTTTACTAACATCTTTTTTAATAATTGAGTTTTACCTGTATCATAAGGTGATTTAATATTAAAACTTTTAATATCAGATGAAAAGAATTCTTTTAATTTATTACTAATTAAACAATCTTTATAATCTAAATTAATATTATCTTTATGGATTAAATAACCATCATTTTTAATAAGTTGTTTATTAGTAATTTCAAGTGTTTCAACTGGTATTACATCAGGCTTTGAATTATTTGTTAATCCTAATTTATCATATTCTTCTGGGTTTCCTTTTCTTGCTAGTGAGTGTAAAACACCTTCTGTCATTTTTGGGCTTACTTTACAATTATTCCAATATTTTAAACATTCATTTACATTATATTTACTTGGATATTTTCTTGAATATTCATCAAATACACTAAATGGATAATTTAATGATTTCATAATCCAACACATTCTAGACCAGTTTGAATAAGATTCAAAATGAGATGATAAGATATTTAATAATGGATAATTAGGATTTACAACATTTAATGGTAAATTATAATCTGTTTCATCTCCATCTTTATTAATAATTATCTTTTTACCATCTTTATTATGTCTTAAAATTAAATTTGCCATTGCATCTGGTAAAATTGGAATTTCTGAAATATCATTAGGAACATAACCATTAATAAATTGATATTTTTTCATATTTTTTTCATCATTTCCATATTGTGATGGTGATGAAATTAAACCTGTGCAAATATCAACTTGTCTTTCAATACCGTCAATTGTTAAGCCTGTAATTTGTGGTTGTTTAATTAATTCTTCATTAAATGTTCTAAAAAAATAATGAAGCCCACCACGTCCAGTTTCTTCAACTATCATTTTAATTCCATTTGATGGACATTCTTTCATATAATAATTTCTAAAATATTTAATACCAGTTAAGCCTTCTTCATCTAATTTATTATCACAATCAACAATATAAAGATATGAACCATCTTTAAGTTTTGTTTTATTACGAATCATTACACCATCTTGAACTTTAATCATGGATTCTTCATTTCCTATTTTATGTTTCATTTCTGTAATTTTACAATTCTTATTATATGTTGTCTTTGTCATCTTTTGCCATCCTGTAGGTGGTTTCAATATCTTGTTTCCTTTCTCTTCATTATAACCAAGTTTAACACCAATACATACAAATCCCAAATTTTCATAATTTGTAAAAACTTTATTCTCAAAAAAACTATTCTTCATTATATAAGTATAGATAATAAATCTTTAAATATATTTATTTCTATACTTATTTTTTACCATTTAAAGAAATAAATTTATCTTGAAAAAAACTAGACTATTTTTTAAAAAATCTTAAACTAAAATTTTTTAAAATTGAATTTCTTTTAAATGAATTATATAATCATTAATGATATGTGGTTTTATAAATGTTATGAATTCATTTGAACCATTAATGATATTTAATAGTTCTTTTATTTCTTTCATAGATAATGTTTTAATTTGTTTTGGATTGAATCTTTCTTTATATTCATAATAATCATATATTATACAACTATTATCAATGATATATTTTTTAATACCATTATTTAATTCAAGATAATAATGAAAACAATCATATTCTTCATTATCATCATTACCAATATAATATTTTTTTAATTTAATACTATTACCTTTATAAATAGAAAAGTGTTTTTGCATAAATATAAATCCAATTAATGCATATTCTACACATCTTTGTCTAAATAAAATATTATTATATATTGTTGTCATTATATAAGTAAAGAAAATAATTCTTTAAATTGAAATAATTCTATACTTATTTTTTTATCATTTAAAGAAATAAATTTATCTTGAAAAAAACTAGACTATTTTTTATTGTGAAATAGGAATATCAACTTTTTGTAGTTTTCTATTTCTATATTGTTCTTTCTTTTTTTCTAACATTTGTTTATATGCTTCTGGATTAGATGCCTTTTTATTTTCATAATATCTTTTAGCCTTAATACTCATCTTATCGGGGTTTTCTTTTTGATAACGTTTAACCGCTTCTAAATGTTTTTTATATTGGTTAATTGCAGTTTCAACATTAATTTGTTCCATTATATATACATACATATTATTTTTTTAAATAGTTTTATTACTTATTAAAGAAAAAAACTAAACTATTTTATTTTGTCGGGTAAGTTTCTATATTATATTATCTTTTAAGGGACTTAGGCGACAAATTATTTAATATATTTACCTAAACGACCACCAACGGTTTGCATACCACCAGACATTACACCACCAGACATTACACCACCAGAAGTTGAGCCCATACGTCTATTTTTAAAATGTTTCATCATATTCATTACTCCTCTATTATCTCTTACACCACCAACAAGACGTTCATAATCAGATTGGGCAAGCGTGCCTTTTAGACCATCCCCTGATTTCCCACTCATTACCATTTCTTTATTCAATACACCTGTGAAAGATTGAGTTGTGCCTTGATGAGTGGTAATATAACCCGAAGTAATAGTAATTACAACAATTTCAAAATTTGTAGCGGTTGAACCTTGATTTGAAATATTTAGAGTAAATTGTAAATTATAACTTCCTAAACTGGAACTACTGAGGTATTCAGGAAGATTAAATACACTGGTAGGGGATAGAGCGAGAATTGAACCAGTTGTTGGAATAGTTGAAGAAAGACCAGTAATAGAAGATTTATTAACTTGACCACTAAATTCAGACCAAGATTGAGATGAACCCGCTTTTTGAGATATTACCCATAATTCGTGAGGTGTAGCACTGCTAAGAATACCTGCAACATTATTAAAGTTAATAGAAATTCCATCAATTTTATAGAATGAATCACTCTTTGATGCATTTTGTTGAGATATAGGAATACGAGCAAAAATTAAAATAGTATCTGGAATTTGATTCAATGCAATATTAGAAGAAGTAAAAGGGGTTGAAGTTAGAACACCAGCAACAGCAGGCGGGAGGGTTGTAGTAGTATTACTTGAAATTGCGATATATCTATCATATTGTAAAAGTGGTAAAACATTACGGGCGGATATTTTAGCATATTGAGAAGGTTGGACACTAAGATAATTCATAAGCATTCTTAAATTAGAAAATCCACTAGCACCACTAAAATTTGATGATAAAGCATATGTTGTTGTTGTTAAAGAAGACCAAGCATTAGAAGACCTAAATACACGTCTAAGATTAGTATCAAGAGTAAAATTAAATGAAAAATTATTAATTCCAAGAAATCCCGCTTCATTAGATACACAAGGATTTGAAATAAAAGGAGATAGGAAAAGTAAAGGTTCAGTTAGATGAGTAGTTAAAGTAATAATCCATTTATCAGTAAGTGCAGAAGAAACTAAATTAGAACTACCTACTTGAAGAACATCAGCAATATAATATGCAACAGTCATTGAAGTAATGGTATGAGAACCACGAGGTTTAATTTTATTATCCATACTATTATTAGTAATAGTTCCAAGTGGGTTATTATTAGCATTTAGTGCATCTGAATAATTATAATAAGTATCATCAACCATTGATGGAGTCCATCCATCATAATAAGTATGTATTTTTTGGTCATTCATACGAAGTAAAGGAGCGATTACATCTTGAGTATTTACAGATAATCCGCAGTTATTAATTAAAACATTTTGAGTAAGATAACAACTATTTAATGGATAAGGTCCAAAACCATCAGTATTTCCCCAATTCCAAGCGGTGCTACCAATAGGAACGCCACCATTAATAGTAATAGTAAATTGAACATCAGTATCAATTAAAATACGTCTATCAACTACAATATTTTCACTAGGAACGTTAATTTGCCATGAATGGGATGAGTTAGATGATGTATTCGCCTGTTGTGGTTGAAAGGTGGATTGTTGAGGTCCGCCCATTATAGAAAAACCAATTTCACCGCTTATATCTTCAATTCTAGAATCATTAATTAGAACAGTTTTTAAATCAGACATTATATATATATTATTAATTAGATTTAATTAATTAATTTTTTTTTAATATTTTTAAATTAAAATTAATTAATTTTATCCTTATATTCTTCCTTCTTTTCAAATAAAAATTTAATAGAAATAGAACAACCAGCAGGAAGAAGAACAGGATTTAAACGACCTAATCTATCTTTATACATAACACTTATATCAACATTTGAAATAGGTTTATCACCAACTAATGATATTCTACGATATTCAGCACTTGGTATATATGTAATAATTGGCTTATAAATCCCATCAGTTACGAAATCTGTTATAACTTGAGATTGAACATTATTATTTCCACTTTGTTGTTGATTTATACCATTTATAACTACAGAGGGCACGCCTTCATTATTTGGGACAATAGGTAAAGTATTGGAAACTAGAACAATAGATAATACAGGATTCCATGAACTAATAGTTGAAAATTCTTGAAAAATTTGATAACCTGTAAAATCAGCAGTTCCGAAAGATGGATAATCCGCTTGATTTGCTACACTGAAAGAATTTATTTGTAATTGGAAATTACGATTATATGCATCACTAAAAGAATTAATAGTGAAAGGTAATGAACTAAATAATTGAGATAATGCTTGATTAAAATATACTTTAATACCACCTACACCATAACCTAAAATATCAGCATTAATGATACCTATATTATTTTGAGTATCCCAAGTCATAACAGGTGCAAATAAAGAAGGTAAAACCCCAATATAAGCAGTATCTAAATTTGTATATGCTTGTTGAAAACATAAATTAACTAAGTATATCCAATATTGATAAGTGTATATATCATAATAACCTTGACTATTATCTTGTAGTTGTGTAGAATTATATAATGGTGCATTTGGAACAGATGCAACTAAATTTTGAGGTGCAAAATTTACATATGCAGGGTTTCCAATTGACCCGCTATATTCTAATGTAATGCTATATATAGTTAAGTTTGGGTCATTTGATGATGATTGAATTAATGGAATAAATATTGGTAAATAATTGGTATCTAATTGCCATCTAGCAATAATTAAATTATATTTAAAAGGGTCATAAATAATTGGAGAACTTCTATTTTCATTATAATATGCAAAAGGCGGTTTTGAATTAGTATTATTTAAATTACTAATAACCATATCATAATAAACCTTATCAGGTAAAAAACGTTTTTGTGCTGTAGTCATATATATAATATTCAGTAGATAAAATTAATAATATTATTTTTAAAGTTTTTAATTTAGATTATTTAGGTTTAAATGGTGGTAAATTTTTATTACCTTTTATCTTCTGTTTTAATTTAATTTGTTCTTTAAGATTTGTTTTATCAATCTCATTTAATGTTAATGGTGTGTCCTTTGAAATTCTTCTGGTGGGACGGAAAACGGGGTATTGTTTATTTCCTACGTCCTTCCATTTCTCAAGAATCCATCGTGTTAAACCATCATCTGTTTTCTTCCCTAAATATTCCCCGCCTCGCCTCTTATACTCAGACACCAACCACATACTTTTATATGCACTGTTTTTCTCAAACTTTTCATCTGCTTCTTTTCTAACCTGATTATATAATTTAATATTAATTGGTATAGACATATATATTATATTAGATTATATTATTTATTATTTTGTCGGGTAAGTTAAGTATATTATATTACTTTTAAGGGACTTAGGCGACATATTAATCTAAAGTTAGATTATCATATATAATTAATCTAATTTTAGATTATATTTACATTATATATAGTGATAATTTATAAATTATCATCAGTGATTAACCTATTTTAGATTATTTTAGATTATTTACTGATGATAATGTAAATTTAGATTAAATTTATATTATTATTTGATTAATAATAATATAATTATAAAAAGTTTAAAGCACTTCATAAAATATAATTTTGTTTTCACACGGTAAAACAGGATTTGTTGCAATACTTCCAGATTTTGTTGCACAAATATTGTCAATATTGTATGCTAGACGAGCAGTTAATTGGGTTGTTTCGGTTAGATTAATAAAAACTGAATCTTTCATAAATAAATTGTTATCCATAATATTCGCAAGTGTTCCATCCATATTTTTATTATAACTTGTTCCAAAACCCAATAATTGATTAGCACCTGCAGTATTAATACCAATTAGTTGTAATTGAGCAAAACGTATATCAACAGCAGTTCCACCAACTGTTGTATTAAGACAACATTCCATTTCAGCCATATATTTACCAGCAGGTAAAGTTATGTATAAATCAGTAGCACCACCAGCAATTGTAATTATACCAAGTTCTCTTATAGCAGTTGAAGCGGATGCTAGAGTAGCACGAGCACCACCAAGATTTGTTAAAGTATATACTTGACCATATGTTGGAGAATTTAAAAGACTAGAAACAGACATTTATTATATATAATTATATTTAGAATTAAATATTTTATTTTTTTATTTAAAACATATTTCATCAAATGATTCTATTATTTTTAAATGTTCTATTGGAATATAAATATAATCACTTTTATTTGATGCTTTAACATTTCTATTAAATTTCTTAACTTCAAATGTATCAAATATTTCTTTTTTATATTTAATATAACATAAACAATCCGTAAATTTAAATAAAAATATTATTTTCTTATCACTTTCTGTTTTATTTCTTCCTATTAATGTAGTAGGATATTTATTTCTTGTATTTGTTCTTGTTTTCAATTCATAACAATATTTATCACATTCATAATCAAATATTGCTAAATCATTTTCAATTATTTTAATATCTCTATTAAATATTTTTCGTATTACTGGTAATAAATTAACTTGTTCTATTCTTCCTCGTTTATTATCAACTGGTGAAAAAAATGACATATTAATATACGATAGAAATAAAAATATTTTAAAACGCAATTTAAAAAAACTAGATTATTTTTTATTTTGTATTATATATATGTCGGAAAAAGATAAAGTTCTAAATAAATATAAAACAGAATTAAAGAAGATGGTTTCAGAAGATGATTTTATTCGTAATTTTGGATTAGATGTAAAAGATAAAATAATGAAATATAGTGAATTAGAAAATTATAATACTATTGATGAATTAATACCTGATAAGGATGATTACCGTATTTTATTATTAGAATCAGAACCAAGAGTTGGTCATTGGGTTTGTTTAATTCGTAAAGGTGATATATTAGAATTTTTTGATTCATACGGAAAAACTCATAAAGGAGAATTGAAATATATACCAAAGATGATTAATAAAATGTTAAATCAACCCGATGATTATTTAACAAGAATCATGAAAAGTAGTAAGAAACCAATATTTTCAACTTTGAAATTACAAAATGAAAATCCCGATGTATGCACTTGTGGGCGACACGTGATAGCCCGTATATTATGTGGTAAGGCTGGTTATAATTTAGATGATTATGAAGAATTAGTTAATAGAGAATGTCAAAAAAGAGAAATGCCACCTGATATATTAGTATGTCATTGGATACCAATTAAATAAAAGATTTTCTATACTTGTCGGGTAAGTCCCTTAAAAGACAAAATAATAGGAGACTTAGGCGACAAAATTAGGTAAAACCTAATTTTATTAATTTGAAATTTTATTTCAAATTGACATATTAATCATTTTTAGTATATTGACTATCTATTATATTAGTTGAAGTTCCCATTGCTAAAGCATCTTTCATTTTCTCTTCATTTAAATTACTATATTTATCAGTTAAGTAAATATTACGAAGCATACTAGAACCAACTTTTTTATTAAATATTTTATATAATATTTTTGTAATACCGTTTTTATCTAATTCTGAACCATCTAAACGTTGTAATATATAATATTTTATTTTAAATTTCTTAATCCAAGCACATAAGATAATATATAATTTATCATTAACATCTATTTCTTGAGATTGATAAGTTCCTTTAGTTTTATAATTATTAAATATCATCTTCTTCTTTGAAATATCAAAATAATTAAAGTCTTTATTTTCTGTTCCTTTATACTTGGCGACGGCTAGCATTTTTAGATAATCAAGATTTCGTCTAGGTGGTTGTAATACATATAATGATAATACAACATAAGATAATAATTTACTATATTCATCTGCAGTTATATTCTTCTTTTTAAAAAGGTCTTTAATCTCTTCTTCTAATTCATTATATTTCGTTTTAACTTCTTCTTGAGAAATCCATTCTTCATTTTGTTTATCTGATTTAGTATTATTAGTTTTTAATTTATCATTATATTCAATAAGTAAATTATAATAAGTATCATATTGTTTTTTCATTTTTGGGTCATTCTTAAGAGTGGAACAAATCGCTATAATATAACTTCTAGCCGTTGTATCCTTTTTATCTTTAATTTGTTTAATGATACTTTCTGTATCTTTCAAAAAATTTAAATTCTTCACTTCATTATTATTATTTAATCTTTTTAGGTTTGCTTCATATAATTTTAATGAACCTTCACTTAATCCACGCCCCGTTAATTTACTTTCTATACAACTCATTTATATAATCTATCTTAGATTATTTTTAAAATAAATTTTATTATAAATAAAATATTAACTTTAATATATAATGTCATATTCAAATTATCAATTAAATCAAAGAATTAATAATTTACAACAACAAATAAATAGTGGTGGTTCTGGAAATTTACAAGATGTATTAGATAGTGGAAATTCAGCAACAAATATAAATCTTATATTACAATCTATAGCACCAATTACAGACCAAACTATTATATCACAAGGTTTTGTAAATTTAATTAATTCAACATCACAAATGTTATTAAATCAGGATGAAATACAATTTACAAATTCTACAGGTGAATCAACAATAGCAAAATCAACCAATAATTTAAATTTAACATCTACTAATATTAATTTATATGGTCAGGCATCATTTGATACACCACCACATTCAGTAAGTCCAATTTTAGGTAATGATTTAACAACTAAAGGATATGTTGATTCTTTAGTAGGTCAATATAGTGGTGGTTTTAATTTATATTTAAATTATTCTGAAACATTAACAGTAAATTCAATTTCATATAAAAAATTATCACAAACTGTATCATCAGCAGTTCAGCAATCAATAACAATTACAACAAATGGAACAAATCAATTGATAGCATCTTTTATATCTGATGTAATAAATATTACACAAATTCCCGCTGGTTTATGGAATATGGTATTATATGGTGGTGTAAGTGGTGCAGGTGGTGTTTTATATTATTTTTTTAAAATTAGAAAGAATAGTGGTGGTGTTATTACTGATTTAATTACTAGTGGAAATAGTCCAGATATAAACGCTACACCATCAGCAAATCCAGACGCCTATCATATGAACGCTACAATTGATACGCCTATTACTTTATTATTAACAGATAGAATTATAATAGAAGTTTATTGTATTAAAATATCAGGTGTTAATGTTGATTTAACCACTTATTTTGAATCATCATATTATTCATACGTTCAAACAACTTTAAACGCGGGGACAACTTTATTGAGTAGTAATAATAACTGGTTAGGTGATAATACTTTTAATGGAAAATTAATCGGTGCTAATGGATGTATAGCAGGTCAAACAAATTATGTATCAATTAATACATCAGCATTACCTCAAACAATTTCAACCACTACAAATTTAGATTTGTTTGTATTTCTTGTAGGTTCAACAGCGTTAAAAGTATTAAATATACCAGTTCCTACTTTTCTAGGTCAAAGAATACAAATTAAAAATACCGCATCTGTTGATGTATCTATTGCATTTCCAACATCAAGTGTAATGTTATTTGATAGTATTGCAACATCATCCGCAGTAGTATTAAAAACAAAAGGTGTTATTAGTTTATATTGGGGGTCGGCTTTTTGGATGCAAACAGTTCCATATAATATATTACCAGACTTAACAACATCTGGTTTTATTTCAACACCTACAATTAATGCAATATCTGATACCACAAATTTAGGTATATGTTCTACACAATCAACTGGTGTATTAAATTTATGCGTTGGAACAAGAACAAAATCAAATGGAACACAAGAAGGGAATATTAATATTGGAACAGGTGTAAATACAATAACTTCAGGAACATCAGGACCATCAATAAATATTGGGAATAATGCCTCAACATTAAACAGAACAGAGATAAACATAGGTTCAACAAATACAAAAACAACTATAAACGGACCATTAACAATAGCAGGTGCTACTTCAGCGGTTGATTATACTGGAACAGGATTTATTACAACTACAGGGAATATTTCAACAACAGGAACGGGTAGTATAACATCAGCATCATCAATTACATCGGCATCTGGAGGAATAACAGCGACTACTGGCAATATTTCAGCATCCGCAGGAAATATATTAGGTCAAATTTTAAGAAATAACACAAATACAGGTTCAATCTCTATAACAGGTGTTATTAATGGAATTAGTGTTACAACGCCATCATTAACAACAGCAACCGCCACCGCTTTATCACTTGGAACATCACTCGCCACAAGTATTGATATTGGATATACAGCAATTACAACAACGGTTAATGGAATATTAAATGGTATTGATAAATATTTATTAAGTGGAATAGATAGCAATGGGGCAACAACACAATCAGGTAAAATTAGAGTTGAGGTTAATCAAGGTTCAAGAACTATTAACTTCACACTTTATAATAATGAGGCAATATTTATTAACACAGGGACAGGTGGTGGGGGCGGTGGATTTGTATTACCAACACCAGCACTAGCAAAAGGATATAAATTTACATTTAGGAGCGTTCAATTAACTGCAACAACTGAACTTACGACTACTGGTAGTGTAAATTGTATTTTAACAACTGGAGCAAAAGCCTATGATACAGCATCAGCGGTCAATTTAGTTTCTATGGGTGCAGGAACAACACGACATTTTATTTCTGATGGGACATTTTGGGTTCAAATTTAAAAGTTTCATTAAAAAAATCTAATATAATAATATATAATGAGTTATAGTAATTATCAATTAAATCAAAGAATAAATAATTTACAACAACAAATAAATAGTGGAATAAATATATTATCTAATAATAATACTTTTACAGGAACTAATGATTTCACACAAATACCAACATCAATAACAACATCAGGTGCTATTAATGCATCTAGTATTAAAACTTCTAATTTAACACCATTAACCACTACTGCTTTATCAATTGGAACAACAATCGCCACAAGTGTAAATATTGGAGCATCAGGAATTATTACATCAATTAATGGTTTATTAAATTTATCAGATACTTTTATAAATGGTGATGTTCCAAGTTCTGTAAATAATCTTGCATCTGGTAGAATAAGTTATGAACGATTCTCAGGGTCAAATAATATGGGTAGTGCATCACTTTGGAATTCTTATGTAGTCTTAGTGAATAATGGGACAGGTGGAACTGGTGGAACTATAACATTACCAACAGTAGCAAGTGCAAAAGGATACACTATTACAGTTAGAAGCGTTCAATCAACAAAAAACACAACAGTTAATAATAATGGTGCTGATACTGCTTGTATTTTAATAATTGGTGCAAGTTCTTACGATATTGCAGGGTCTGTTTCAACTACAACAGTAAATGCAGGTCAAGTAAAAACATTTTTTTCTGATGGTTCATTTTGGATTCAAATATAAAAGATTCATTAAATTAATTCTAATTAATAATATATGGCACTTAGTGAAGTTTTTCTTTCATTTGTTGTCTCATCTGGTATCGCTTGTATTCTAGCATTAGGACAATATATTTTTAAAAGTAAATGCGATGAAATAAAATGTTTAGGTGGATGTATAACTATTCATCGGAGGGTTGATTTAGAAGGTGGTCATGAAGATTCACCCGCCATTGAATTACCCGCACCACTACAACAACGAGAAAGACGAGGTCCAAGCTTAGATAGTATTATTACAAAAAAATAATATAAAAAAATAATCTAGTTTAGATTATATAATGGAAAGTTTAGATATAACACAATTAACAGTAAAATATTTTGAAATGGAAAGAGAGATTGATAAAATGAATATTAAAAAACAAGAATATGAAAAAGAAATTACTGAACAATATAAAATAAAAGGCGAAATATGGACTTTAATTAAAAAGAAACAAAAAGAACAAGAAGATGAAATTGAAGAGAATAAAAGGAAATTAAAAGAATCATTAGAAAACGCACAACTTAAAAGAACACAAATGAAAAGGGAAAAATTAGAAAGAGCAATTGAAGCACGTGAAAAACGAGAATCAGACCCTGAATATATATTAAAAAAAGAACAAGAAAGGGCATTAAATGATTTATGTTATCGTGCGGTTGAAGGTGATATTTATTGGTATTCAATAGATGGACAGAAGACACTTAAACCTGATGAAGTTATACAAAGAGAATTAAAAATTAAAACGCAAAAATTTAAAAAAAATACTTTAAAAAAATAATCTAATATAGATTATATACATATGGAAGATTTCAAGATTATTATTAAACCAATTAAACCTAAAGTCAAAGAACTTGACCCAATCAAAATTGAAGCACTCAAAGAAAAGCGACGATTACAACGAGAGGCAAGAAAGAATAAACCAGTTGAACCTAAAGAACCAAAAGAACCTAAAGTTAAACCTGATTACACACAAGAAATTGAAAACATTAATAAAACCTTAAAAAATTTAGTAGGGTTTTCAATTGATGAGATTAATGATAAATTAAAAGCATCTAATTTTACAACTACACAAGTAGGATTACCTAATAATATAGAAGTAGTATCTAATAAAAAAAGTAAAAAAAAATAAATCTAATGTTAATTAATGAGTGATAAATATAATCAATTATTATTAGTAAGTAATCCTAAAGAAGTAGAAAGACGGGCTAAAGAATTTTATGATAAACCAGTTTATATTTCAAATCGTAAAAATAAAAAATATATGATTGAAGATGATGACGGAAAATTTATTTCTTTTGGGGATATACGATACCAAGATTATACATTTCATAAAAACGCTTTGAGGGCTATGAGTTATAGAAAACGGATGAACGGAGTAAAAGGTAATTGGAGAAATAATGAATACTCACCAAATATATTATCTTTACGTTTATTATGGTAAAATTTTGTCGGGTAAGTCTATATTTATTTTGTCTTTTAAGGGACTTAGGCGACAAAAAATCAAATTAATCTAAAAATTATATATAATTATTTTATAAATTATTATATATATGAAAAGTAAAATGAAAATTGTTTTAGAAGGTGGGGCAAAACGAGAACTAAAAGAACCAGAACCAGAAATAAATATGGATGAAGAAAAATATAAAAAAGCATTTCAAGCCCTAAGTTATTTTAAAGGTTATCAATTAAAAGATTTAATAAGACAATTTGTAGAAGATAAACAAAAGAATATATCTTATAAAACTGCAACTAAAAAACGATTAATAGATTTAGTTTTAAAATTTAGAATAAATCCAAATGATTATGTAATTGTTGAAAAAAACCCAATTATTAGAGTTCCAGCAAATGTTCTTAAAAAGATTGGAAGAAAACAAAATACAGATGAAGAACAGGCATTATTAATTGAAGAAATGAAAAAGGTAAATCCAATAAAAGTTATTACAGATAAAAAAGTTAAAGATGATAAATTTGAAAAAGGTGAATTAACATTACAAAAGCATCAAGAAGATTTTATTAAACAATTTGTATTTTCACAATTAAGAGGTGCAGTTATCTTCCATGGCGTAGGAAGTGGTAAAACATTAACCGCCGTAGTAAGTAGTTATTTTTATTTAACATTATATCCAAATAATAAAGTAATAGTTGTATCACCAAGTGCATTATTATATAATTTTGTAAATGGTATGATTCAATATGGTGTTAATGTTCAAGATAAAAGATATGAATTTTTAACTTATGAAAAATATGTTAGAAAACCAATTATTGCAAGGGATGCATTATTAATTATTGATGAAGCCCATAATTTAAGAACTGAAATAGTCCAACAACATATTCAAGACCCAGAAACAGGGGATATTTTAGAAACAACCGCTACTAAAAATAAAAGGGGTTATTCATTAATGAAATATGGTGCATTTGAAGCCCATAAAATATTATTATTAACTGGAACTGCATTTGTAAATAATATTTATGATATTGAAAATTTATTGGCTTATATTGATAAAAGATATCCATTAGACTCATCAACATTTTTTAAAACAATCGCTACAGAATCAAATTTACCCGAATATTTTGGATATAGAATATCTTATTATCCAACTCAAAAATCAATATATTTCCCAGAAAAAAGAGATTTTATTATTCCTATTTACATGACAGATGAACAAGAAGAAAAATATAATGAATTAAAAGAAACAGGTAATCCAAATAAAAGAAGTCAAAGTGATAAACCTAATTCTTTTTTTAGTGCGGAAAGATACGCTACAAATGCTATTCAATTAGAAAATAACCCAAAAATAAGTAAGATAATGGAATTATTAAAAGATGCACCACATCAAAAATTTATTATATATACAGTCGCCCAAGATGCAGGTATTAAACTATTAGAAAAGAAATTAAATGAATTAGATATAGGTTATAAGGTTATTAGTGGAAATCAAACAACCGCACAAAAAGAACAAAGTAAAAAATATTTTAATGGTTATTATAATGATAAAATAGGAAAATCAGATGACTCAGAATTAGGACCATATATTAATGATAAATATAGAGTTTTACTAATTACTAAAGCAGGGGCGGAAGGTGTAGATACAAAAAATTGTCAGAATTTAATATTATTAGACCATCAATGGAATGATGCAACAACAGAACAAATTATTGCTCGTGCTATTCGTTATAAATCACATTTTGCATTACCAGAAAGTGAAAGATATGTTAATGTATATACATTATTATTTTGTTTTCAAAATGATAAACCAATTGTTGATAAAATAACTAAAAAAGGTTTTAATGATTGGGTAGGGGCTAAAAATGAATTAAACGCTGAAACAGATGAATACAAAGAAACAAAAGGATTAATTAATAAAGTTAAAAATAAAGGATTAACACTACAAAGACAATTTATTGAAAATGATAAACTTAAAAATGCAGATGTAAAAACATTACATAATTATTATATTAAACTATTAGATAAAATTGAAATATATTCTAAAGAACAATTACCAGAATTAAAAACTAAATTTGAAGAAGTAATTAAGGACCATAAAAATTATGAAGAAAGATTTTTAAATAGTGCGTTTGATATTAGAGGTAATATGTTATCAATACGTCATAAAGGAACTAAAGGTTTTAATAGTAAAAAATCATCAGTTGAAAATATTAATTATTATGATAGAATTAAACAAAATATATTATCAGTAAGTGATTATATAAGTAATATTATTAATAATACAGAAGGATATGGAAATTTACAAACACCAAGTAAATCATCAATTGATATATATTTATATGTTCTATCAAAAGCAAAACTAAAAAATATTAATGAATTTATATCCAACTTTGGTGGTAATATTGAATTATTTGAAACATATGAAAGTAAATTATTACCTATAATAAAAGCAAGAGAACAAAAATATCTTAAGAAACATAATAAACAAGGTTTAACTGATGAAGAACAAATTGAAATTTACAAAATGGCATTAAGAAAAGAAAGAGGGGATATATTAGATTTTAATTTTAGTATAGACCCACAAAAGATTATTAAGAAAACAAAAACAACAGAATCACAATTAAATCAATTTTATACATCTGAATTACTAGCAAATAAAATTAAGGATTTAGGATTAAAAGGATTAAAAGGAAATTTAGATATATTAGAACCATCGGCGGGATTTGGAAATTTAATAAAACCATTAGTAAAAGAACTTAAAACTGAATATCATATTGATATGATTGATTTAGATGAAAGAAATAGAAATGAATTAAAAAAAATAGTAGAAGTTGCACCTAATATTTTAAAATTACTTGATAATAAAAACTTTTTAACATTTGGAACAGGTAAAAGATATGATTTAATTTTAATGAATCCCCCATTTCATCTTAAAAAGGGTGAAAATAGTTTGACTAGTGATGTATATGATTTTAATTTTGTTGATAGGGCTTTTGCATTTTTAAAAGAAGATGGGCGTATTGTTGCAATAACTGGGACAAGTTGGAGTTTTAATAATAAATGGGATGAATTCGGTTTATTTAATGATGCACCACAAGATTATTTAAATATGGAAATGAAAAAGAATAAAAAAGTAAGTGGTGAAAGTAGTTATTTAAAATATAGTATTGAAAGATTAGAAGATGAACCATTTTTAGGAAGTGAAGGTAAAAAAATAAAAATGACAGTTGATATTTGGGTTATTGAAAAATTAAGTAGTGAAAAAGATAATGATATATTAGGTAAAGTTTTTTATTTATCACAACAGAAGAAAGGGCAAGAATTACAAAATGTTGATATTGATTTTGATGTTGAACAGAAAGAACCAGAACCACCATTACCAAAACCCGCACCAATTGAAGAAGTTGTTAAAGAACAAGAAAAAGAAGAAGTTAAACCAGTTAAGAAAGGTAAAATAAAAATACCAGTATTTACACCAGATGGAAAAGATAAATTTAAAGAGTGGATATTAGATAATAATTTAAGGAAAATAGAAAAATATAATGAATTTGTTAAAAAATATACACAACTATTACCAACTAAAGAATTAAAGAATTTTTTTAATGGTTGGACAAATTGGAGTAATGAATTTGATAGAGATGAAGACTTTGATTTTGGGTTTGATAAAAAAGGTGGTAATATTGATAATCATGAACTCGCCCAATTTGTTGATGCTGGATATAAAACAAAAAGTGAAGCCCAAAATGTTGATGGGTATGTATTAGATAAAGAATTATCAACTAAACGAGATAAGGTTTATTATGACCCTAATACAGGTAAAGCCGTTCATACTATAGCAGGCACAGACAAAGCCAAAGACTGGAGTAATAATTTATTAATTCCATTAGGATTACATCAGTATTCAAATAGATATAAGAATGCAGAAAAAATACAAAAAAAAGCAAATGAAAAATATGGTAAAGATAATTTAAGTTTAGTATCACATTCTCAAAGTGGAAATATCGCCCAAAATCTAGCCAAAAAAAAATTAGTAGGTGATGAAAATATCACATTAAATCCCGCTATCATCGGAAGTCATAATAAAAAATTAAAAGTTGTTAAATCTTCAGGTGATGTCGTGAGTGCTTTAACATTTACAAATAAAAAAGATAAAGTTAAAAATACCGGTTCATGGAATCCTTTATATAATCATTCTACTAAAATATTAACTGATAAAAAGAAGAAATAAATATATTTTGTCAATTTGAAATAAATTTCAAATTAATAAAACTAAGTTTTACTTATTTTGTCGGGTAAGTCCCCTTATTTTTTGTCTTTTAAGGGACTTAGGCGACAAGTATAGAAAATTATTTATACTTATTTTGTCGGGTAAGTCCCCTATTATTTTGTCTTTTAAGGGACTTAGGCGACAAGTATAGAAAATATAATGAGTTTAAAAAATAATTAATTTCTATCTTATTATAATGGACTATCCAAATATACAATCTATATTTTTCAATAAAAATAAATTTAGTTTAGAAAATGCTACGGAATATCTTACTAAAAATGAATTAAGTAATTTTAAAAGAATTAATGAAGATAGATATTATTATAGATTTACTTATTTATCACGAATTAAATTACAAAATCAAAACTATATTAAGAATACTAAATTTTTAGAAGATGGTAATATAAAAATAGAATATTATACAAAGCCAGAATTAAAATTAAATTTTACAGTTTCATTTTAAAATTATATATAAAATTTATTATAATTAAAATTCTAATTAATATTATATATATATGTCGGCAACAAGAGGATATGACAATCTTTACAATGAAAGAATAAATGATATCGCTTTAATGAATTATAATAAAGGTATCGCACATCGTCTAAGGATGCAAGAACAAGCAATGCAAAACAAACTACCTTTTAAAGAACCCCAAATGTTAAGTGGTGGTGTTAGGGCTTCAAATACAATTCTAGCAGGAACAACAGCAGAACCACCTTCAACACTTGCAGTTGGTGGGCGAGCATTTAGAACCTTTACAGGTAATGAATTACCATCACAAGGAGGTGTTAATAGACTTAAAAAAGCGAATAGATGGACTAAATATGCTAAAGATACCGTAGGTGATGCTTTTG